AGATATTTACATTCAATATTGATGAAACTTGCAATCGTTATGAAGGAAAACATATTAAGTTTTTAAATAGATTAGGCGGATTTGATACTTTCTTTTTTAGTTCAAATGAGAATGTATTTGTCGATGTGAATAGCAGAGAGCAATACACTAAGTTAGCCGGTACGGTTTCAGGTTCACCAGTAACTTGGGGTTATAGTTTATCGGATAGAGGACAAACAGTTATAGCGGTAGATTCACAGGAGAGAACGATATTAAAGTCAGGTGCGTTAACAGATGCTGAATATGTTTGGTTACGTGAGTTAATTACTTCACCTGAAGTTTATGCCGTAGAAACTTATAACGGCACGATATACGATAGACCTATAGTTATTACTACTTCGTCTTATGAAGAGGTTTATAAGCGTAATAAAAAGATGAGTCAGTTGACACTTGAATATAGATATGCTCACAAGGAAAATATTCAGATGCTATGACAGAAGTAATAATTTACGATAACGATAATACCGTTTGGAAATTAGATGTAACGGCTGACGTTAGTATTCCATTACAATTCGGAATAGCTGACGTTAGAGAGCCACAAAACGCTAAAGGTACGTGGAGTAAGACTGCTACTTTTAAAGGTACTGCAAACAATAATAAAGCGTTTAAACACGTTTACGAGATTAGCGGTGATAGTTTATTCAATGTAAATAAAAAAGTACGTTGTGTAATTATTCAGGATGGGGTTAATGATTTTGTGGGGTACGTTCGTTTATTAAATATCAAAAGAAAAAACAACGGTAGCAATGACTATAACCGTATTCAATATGAGTTATCGTTCTTTGGTGAAACTGCTGATTTATTTAAGAACATTACAGGCGACTATTTGCACGATTTAGATTTTAGCGAATGGGATCACGATTACACTTATACCAATGTTAGCAATTCTGCAATAGGTAACACAGTATTAAATGGAGTAACTGGACAAAATAGTATAACGCTAGGCTCTTCATTATTTATAAATTCATTTGCATATAATTCAGGATATTTACAAGTAGTATTTGGCTCTGCTCATTCATTATCGGTTGACGATGAAGTTTACATTGTAAAGACTAGCAATGCTAATAACTCACATTATAACGGTTTCTTTTTTGTTAAGTCGGTAGATAGTTCCACTACTGTTACCTTGTGGATGGTTTACGGTGAAGACGTAGGTATTGAAACAGGAACGGCAAAAAAGGTTACAAGGCTAGGCGTTGGTTATGTTTATAGTATGATAGATTACGGTTTGAATACTGGCTCGTCTTGGGATATAGAGCATTTTTTTCCCGCTATCTATGTAAAGAATTATATTGATAAGATTTTTGAAAATGCGGGATATACTTATAGTTCTACTTTTTTTGATTCACAATATTTTAAAAGTTTAATAATTCCATTCAATAAGGACACATTCGCAATATCACAGGCTGAAGTGTTAGAGAGAGAATTTAAAGCGACACTAAGCGCTAATGAAAGTCTAGTTACCGATACATCAACTGGTATATTTTACAATTTTAATTTTGATGAGCCAATAGAGCCTGACAATGATTCTACCAATGGTAATAATGATGACTATAGTAATTACTATGTACCTACGGGAGAATATACTGCTCCTGTAACTGGCTATTATAATTTTAATTGGAATGTAATTAAGTCAGTTATTTTAGATGGTATTCCTGCGGGATATAGTAGATTAAATAGTGCTAATTTTATAACTTTTGTTATTCGTGTTAATAGTATTAATACATTTGCTCAGGCTTATACAGGAGCGTTTACTTCTAGTGGAGGAAACTTACAAGGCACTTCTCCTAGTTTATTTTTAACGGCGGGGGATATTGTAGATTTTAGAATACGAGGAAGTTTTGGATATACATTAAAGGATTCTAGTAATAATTATTATACTACTTCACAGACAGTAAAATTACAAATATTACAAGGTACTTTTTTACAATGTAGAATGGTAAATACGGTAATCGGTGAAGGTGCAACTATCGAATTAAACAACGCTATACCTAAAGATATTTTACAAAGTGATTTCCTCTCTTCTATTATAAAAACATTCAAATTATTTGTCGAGCCTGATGGCGACAATAGTAAAAAATTAGTTATCGAACCTAGAGATAGTTTTTATAGTTCAAGCGTATTAGATTGGACAAATAAATTAGATATTACTAGGGATATTGATATTACTCCGATGGGTGAACTTAACTCTAAAAGATATACACTTAAATATAAAACTGATAAGGATGCTTTTAATCAAAATCACGAACAGTATTATGCGAGGGTTTACGGAACTAAGATTGTGGATATTGATAATGATTTCTTATCGGGGGAAACAGTTATAGAGCCTATATTTTCAGCTTCACCACTAGTAGATTATCCAGTAGGCACAGATAGAGTAATTACGTCAATCGTTAAAGAAGGTGTAATAACTCAGAATAGAATAGCAAGTAATATTAGGTTATTATTTTATTCTTTACGAGGTACTAAGTTTCCTTATACGATTACTTATGGTACTTCGTCTAGTGTTACTGAATATACCTACGCTTATGCAGGTCACTTAGATAATGTTTGGATGCCTATTCACGATTTGAACTTTGGCTATCCTGACGCTACCTATTATAACTATGGAGCGTGGACTAATAATAATTTATATAATAGATTTCACGCAAGATATTTGGATGAGATTACTGACAAAAATAGTAAGTTAGTAAAAGCCTACTTGCACATTAAACCTATGGATATTCTCAATTTGGATTTTGCTAAATTGATTAGAATAGACAAGCATTTACTAAGGCTGAATAAAATAATGGATTACGATATTAACTCAACAGGGTTAACATTATGTGAGTTTATTTTAGCTAAAGATTTTGCAGGATTTACTAAAACAACCTTACAAATAGCATACGGTGTAGATGCTACATTAGGAGGCGAAATAATACCTAGACCTTTACGCAATGGTTTTGGATTAGGTAATTCTGAAAATCCAACTAGGCAAATGGATGGGGTAAATAATTTTTACGGTGGTAATAACACAGGAATAAAAGTTTCAGGCGATAATAATATTATAGGTTTTGGTGCAAGGAATATAACTATTAATGGAGATAACAACTCTGTTAATGGCGACTTTGAGAATGTAGTTATTTTTGGAAATAACACAACGGTAACGAGAAGCAATACTACTTATGTTAATGGAGTGGCTATTGATGGAGAAGGATCAATAGAGTTTGTGAATACTAATTTCAAGGCCGGACTTGGAACTGGTAATTTAATTTTAGTGGATGCTACTAGTGGCAATATTACAATTACTTTAGATAATTGCGCCGATGTTATAGGTATTCCGATTACAATTAAAAAAATAGATTCAAGTGCAAACACAGTAACTGTTGATCCTGCAAGTGTAGAAACTATTGATAGTATATCAACATATATAATAAAGGTTCAATATGATATTTGTACTATTGTGAGTGATGGCGTAAATTGGAATTTAATATGAGCATGATATTTAACATAATTAGGAAAGCGGGAACGCTAATAGGTAAAAGAAAAACGCTAAACTTTATTGAGGGTAGCAATGTTACTTTGACCGTTGCTGACGATTCGGCTAACGATAGAGTAAATATTACTATCGCTTCTAGTGGTGGCGGTGGTGGTAGTGGAGATGGAATATTTAAAGGCACAGCTTCGGGAACAGATACCTATACTTCTACTATTAGTGGTATTACTGCTTACAATGATGGCGATGCTTACTTAATTAGATTTACAAATGGAAATACAACGGTATGCACATTGAACATAAATTCACTTGGAGCGATTCCATTGTATAGAAATAATAATGGGCAATTAATTGGTGGTGATATTATAGATGGTGCGGAAATGTTTTGCATCTACAATTCAACTGCCAATAATTTCCAAGTAATCGGAACTGCTCCGAATACATTACTTGCTTATGTTACCAATGACGATTCTGTAACTATAACCAAAGGTCAACCAGTTTACGCATTTAGTGGCACAGGCGATAGATTAACGGTTAAGTTGGCATCTAATACCACAGATGCTACTTCTGCACAAACGGTAGGACTTGTTTTGTCTACTTCAATAGCAGCGAATCAAAAGGGATTAATTATAGTTAATGGTTTATTAGATGGGTTAAGTACATTACCTACTTCTACTTTTTCAGATGGGGATGCCATTTATTTGGGTGCAACGGCGGGAACGATTACTAATGTAAAGCCATCTGCTCCGAATCACTTAGTATATTTAGGATTTTGCACAACGGCAAGTGCGGGAAGTGCGGGGCGAATGTATGTGAGAGTTCAAAATGGTTATGAGTTTGATGAACTTCACGATGTGAAGATTGTTACTCCATTAAATAATCAAGGAATATTCTATAATAACTCGAATACATTATGGGAGAATAAGGCGGTTATCTCTGCTTTGTCGGGGACAAAATCTGAGTTTGATACTGCTTGTTCCGATGGTAACTTTGTTTTTCAGAGTGATGCACTAGGCACTCCTTCGTCAGGAACGCTAACAAATTGCGGTGGATTAGTTGAGACTGGACTTTCATTGAGTGATAACACGACAAATGATGTTAGCACAACCAAACACGGATTTGCTCCGAAAGCACCGAATGACACTACTAAGTTTTTAAGAGGTGATGGGACTTGGGCAGTACCTAATAATAATGAAGGATGGAGTATAATTGTTAAGAGTGCAAATCAAGATGTAACTAATAATGCAACATTACAAGATGATACTGATTTACAATTTTCAGTAGTGGCGGGTGGTCATTATATGGTGAGTATGAATTTAACTACTTCGGCAAACAACTCAACAGGAGATTATAAATGGGGATTTGCAGTAAGTTCTGGAACGATTAAAGGATATGGAACGATACAAAGTATAAATACAACTTCAGCGGTGCAAAATGTTATAGTAACTGCAAACTCAACAAGTGCAACAACTGCTATTGCAATAGGTGCTGAATCTGATTTAGATTTCCTTGTGCATAGTAAAATTGCATATTCATTTACTGCTTCTGCTAATGCTACTTTAAAATTTCAATTTGCAAATAATGCAGCGGGTGCGGGTAGAACATCGAGAACGTGGAAAGGTTCAATACTAAAATATAAAAGATTAGATTAATATGGGATTAGAAATTAGCACAACAGATGCGAAAAAAATTCACATCAAAGGAACGGATATTGAATTGCCATCGGTGTACGGTAGGGCATCACTAATATGTTTGCAAGATGGGTTAACAATATCAGTTACCGTTAACACTTATTTGAATTACGACTCTTACAAAAATGCAAGTGAGTTAATGACCGACATCAATCAATTATCATTTGACTTTGTGATATTAGAAACCGAGACACAGTCTATTGACGTGGCGTTGGAATATGCAAAAAATAGATTTATAGAATTAGGTTATAACTGTGAAATAAATTAAAGAATGGCAAAGACAATAGTAATAGATACAGAGGTCAAAGGCGTTGACCAAGCGTTACAGGATATTGATAAAATTGATAATGCCGTAGATGGCGTTAATCAAAAAAATATTTCGCCTAAGTTTGATACTGCTAAGACTGAAAAAAGTTTAGAAAACTTACAGAAAAAAGGTGAACAGATTGAGAAGGTAGGGCAAGGTATAGCGGGAGGATTTGCGTTAGCCACAGGCGTTGTAGGTTCGTTTGGTTCTGAGTTAGGATATAGTGCAGAGGAGATAGAACAGGCACAGGCTAAAGCATCCTCATTTATCGGAATACTTGTATCACTTAAACCAGTTATCGAAGGTGTAGGATCAGGCTTTAAGTTATTAGGTTCAATTTTAAAAACTAATCCTTTAATATTACTAGCTACCATTATCGGCGGTATCATTGTATCATTCTTAGATATGGGTTCTATCATTGATGGGATTAAAAAAGGGTTTCAAGTTTTCGGTAATGCAGTCTCTGCTGTATTTGATGGAATTGTTGCAGGAATTGATTACGCAATACAATTACAATTAGAATTATTTGATTTACTTACTCTAGGATTATTTGACGCTAGTGGAGCATATAAAAATTATAAAAAGTCTGTTGACGATGCAAATGAAGCAGAAAGGAAAAGACAGGAAAATTTAGAAAAGGAAAAGGAATTACTTCGTCAAAATATAGCGGAATTACAAAAGAAGAGTAAGTCGTTAGGTGAAGAAATAAAATTAATAGAGAAACAAAAACAAGCGGTAACAGATAGGTATGATAAAGAAATAAGATTAGCACAAGCGGCTGGTAAAGATACGTATGCTATTGAGCAACAAAAATTAACAGACTTAATCGAGTTTACTAGAAAAGAGATAGCGTTAAAAATAAAAAAATATGAGATTGACAAACAACTTCAGGAGGAGCAAAGAAAGTTGTTTTTAAAAACGATGGGTGAAGATAATGTGTTTGCTCAAGAGGCTGCGAGGAGGTCAAAAAATGCTGACATAAAAACTAATAATGAAAGGGTTCAAGAGATAAAAAAACTTTCGGCTGACTTAACAGAGTTTGAAACGAAGACTGAGGAAAATAAATTAAAAAAACAAAAAGAGAATTACGATAAATGGAAAGAGCAAGAAGAGGAGAAAACAGCTAAAGCAAAAGAAGAGGCTGAAAAAAGAAAAGCGTTTGAAGACCAAGTTAACAGTGAATTAAAAGTAATTGAAAGTAAAAAGTCAGATGACTATTTAGTAGGGCAACAAAATATAGCTGATGCCACTAAAAATGTATGGGCTTCTATGTATAGTGAAATAGCTAGAACAGGGAATGAAACTGCTACAAAAGATTTAGCTTATCAAAAGGAAGTTAATGATGCTAAAGTTCAGTCTATATCTGATACACTATCTACTCTCTCATCACTAACTGAATTATTCGGTAAAAAAAATGAAGCTAACGCTAAAAAGGCTTTTCAAATAAACAAAGCTATAAGTATAGCGGATGCGATTATTAAAACATATCAAGGAGCAAATGCAATTTTTGCTACTGCTGCTGCTAATCCTCAATCTGTTTTATTTCCTGCTCAACCTTTTATCGCGGCGGGTTTAGCTATTGCAGGTGGTTTGGCAAACGTGGCTAAAATTGCGTCTACTCAATTTGGTGGCGGTGCTTCTGCTTCGGGAGGTGGTGGTGGTGGAGATAGTGGGTTCGGTAGTGGACCATCACTACCAACTGTCGACACTTCGTCTACTCCATTTCAATTCCCAACGGCGGGTGGTAACAATCCACAAGCTAATCAACAGACTTTTGTTTCAGTTACCGAAATAAATAGCGTTAACAATAGGGTGCAGGTTGCTGAGGCTAACGCAACCTTTGGCTAAATCGATTTAGTTTTCAAAATAAACGATTTAAATTAAAAATACATATAAAGGTATGGAAAAGGACACTTTGCCAACCTATGAGCTTATTTTGAATAAGTCGGAACATGGCACTCAATTTATTTCTTTAGTTGACGAACCTGCAATTCAAGTAAATTGGTTTGCATTTAACAAGCATTTTACTTTAGCCGAAATAACTGAGCAAAAGAAAATAGCGGGTGCGTTCTTAATTCCTGAACAAAAGATTTACCGAAAGGATGAGAATGGCGAATACTACATTAAGTTTTCAAAAGAAACTATTCAGGAAATAGCTGACAAGTTTAATGCAGAGCAAAGAGGTAGGTCTATTAATCTAATGCATCAAGACGGTAGCACTTTATCGGTGGCCTTTGTTTCTGAAAATTGGGTAACTGCTTCGGAAAATGATAAGAGCAAAAACTTTGGATTCGATTTGCCTGAGGGTACTTGGTTTGGAGTTGTTAAAATAGAGGATGAGGATTTTTGGCAATCGGAAATAAAAACACAAAAGTTAAGAGGCTTCTCTATTGAGGGTTTCTTTGATATGAAAAAATTAAAAATGAGAAATAATATGGAGTACGGAAAATTTAAACTTGAAAAAGAAGCCACTTTAGAAGATGGCACAGTAATTTATACAACGGCATCTGACTTTGAAGTAGGCGCACCTGTATTTGTGGTAGACGAAAACGGTCAGCAATTCGCCGCTAAAGATGGCGATTATATACTAACTGGATTTGGATTAATTACCGTTAAAGATGGGTTAATCACAGAGGCGGTTAAAGAAGAGCCAAAGGTAGTTGAGCCAACTCCTGAAGTAGAAGTAGAAGTAGAATCTACTAAGATAGTAGAGCCAAACGCTCCTGTTAAGGCAGAAGTTACTCCTATGGATTTAGAATCTATTAAGGCAATGTTACAACCAGTAATAGACGAAATGAACGCTAGAGTATCTGCATTGGAGCAAAGATTTAATGAGATTGAGGCGGGAACTGGACAAGCGATTAACGAACTTAAAGAGGAAAAAGAAACTTTAAGAACAGAACTTTCTGCAATGAAGGATAGCCTACCTACTAATTCAATAGCTAAACCTGAAACCAACAGAGTAAGATTATCTACTGAGCCACCGGTAAAGTTGACTAGTGATGAGTTATTACAAAAGGTTATTGCATTGAGCAAAATAAACGAAAAAGCAATTTAATACATTTAATTTAAATACTAAAAAATTATGCCTACAATTACTGACAGTACATCCACTTGGGATGGGATACAAGCGCAAGAGTTTTACTCTGCAATTTTGTTACAGGGAAATTCTAAGTCTAAAGCTAGAAAACTTGTAAATGTAAAATCTAAAATGAACATTCCTTCAATGTCTGTGGCTAATTTGCTACAAGCTGGGGCGTGTGATTATAGTTCACAAGGAACAGTTACTATTACTGAGAAGTCTATTGAGACTTGTGATTTAATGGTAAATAAAACCATTTGTAAAAAGGATTTCTACAATATGTGGCTATCTGAGCAAATGGGAGCGGGTGATATGAAAGAAAAGATTCCTGCTAGTTTCCAAGAGTACGTTTTATTCAAGATGAAAGAATTTTTAAATTTAGAAATTGAAGAAGGTATCTGGCAATGGGATACTGCAGCTTCACCAGTTGACTTATGCGATGGTTGGTTGAAAGGATTCTTAGCTGATGCTACTGTAATCGATGTTGTGGGAACTACTTTAAGTGCTTCTAATATTATAACTGAATTACAAAAAGTTTACGATGCTATTCCTAATACTATCATAGACGATGAGCGCACTAGAATTTTAGTTTCTCCTGCTGCTGCTCGTTTCTATCGCACTAAGGTTGCATCTACTTCTGTTGAGTCTTATATGCAGAAGAATGTACCAATGATGTTCTTAAACGTTCAAATGGAGGTTGTAAACGGATTACCTACAAATGATATCGTAGCTTGTCAATGGGAGAACCTTTGGTTCGCTACTGACCTTATCGAAGATTTTGAGACTATCAAATTAATTGATACTGGCGAAACTCTAGGAGATAAGAATGTACGCTTCGTTGCTGGTTTCAAATTCGGAACTGGTCATGGTGTAGGTGCTGAGATTGTTTATTATACATAATAATTCAGGGGGAGTAACATCCCCCTTTTAAAATAAAATAAAAATATGGCTTGTACATTATTAACAGGTGGGGTTACCATTGCTTGTTCACCTAACATCGGTGGGATAAAAAAAGCATACATTACAGATTTTGTCAATGTAGAGGATGGGTTCACAGAATCAAATGGAGTAGTTTCTGCTATTTCTATTGACTCAGGAGAAAACTATTACGAGTTTGAGTTCAACAAAAATACTTCATTCTATACAGAGAGCGAAGCAAACAGTATTGAGAATGGAACTAATTTCAAGACTCAGGTTATCACTTTAGTTATTCCTAGACGTGAAGTAGCAAAGAGAAACGTTATTCGTTTACTAGCACAAAAGAGACTATCTATAATTGTTAAAGACCAAAACGGATTGAACTGGGTATTGGGAATGACAAATGGAATGGACTTAACTACTAACGAAGGTGGTTCGGGTACTGCTAAAGCTGACCTAAACGGATATACTTTGACGTTTACAGGAGAAGAGCCTGAGATGGCTTCTACTGTGTCAGATGCTATCTTAGCTACATTAATTTAATCTAATTAAAATTTAGGAGAGCCATCTGAAAAGGTGGCTTTTTTTTTAAAATGATAAAACTAAAAAAAGATATTACTACTGATGTGGCGTTGACGTTAACTGAAAAGGTTACTATCACTTCGCCTATTTATATTTTCTCATTCGTTCACGATTTAACTTTTGAAGTTGTAAATTTTATTTTACCTGACACTTCACCTTATCCTGAGAGATATAACCTATTTGAGATTGATGAATCAGTTTTGGATTTAAAAAAAGGTTTTCATTGCTATACTATTTACGAGGCTGAAGTAGATTCTCCACAGGAAACAGATCCTAATGATTACTCACCTTCGTTAAACGTATTAGAAAAAGGTAAGGTGTATGTTTGGGAAACTGAAACAGAATTACCTACATTTGATACAGGAGATAAAACAGAAATACCTACCTTTACGCCATGAAAATATTCGGACTAGATATAAGCAGAAATAAACAGGAAATAATTAAGGATGCCTCAGTAATGTTTGGCTCACAAAATTATATAGGCACTCCTATTGCTAAGGAAAAACAAGGGGATAAATGGATTTCATTTGGTGAGGATAACTTAGTACCTCAATATTGGATTTCATTACTTATGCGTTCGGCCATTCATAGAGCCTGTGTTGTTTCTAAGGCCACAATGATAGCAGGTAAGGGTATTGAGTTTATTGGTTATGATAACCTCTCTATTGAGGCAAAAGCGAAGTTAAAAACACTAATAGAAAACCCGAATGGCACAGACCAATCATTAAGTGATTTGGTTTATCAATGGGCGTATAATAGCGTTGCATTTGGTGCTATGGCTATCGAATTAATTAAGTCAGTAGATAAAGGAAAATATACACAGATTAATAATATTGATGCTGCTCATTTAAGAAGTGGAAAATATAATAATTACGGTAAGGTAGATACTTACTACTATTCTCGTCATTGGGAAAAAGTGAATAACAAAACTGAAAAACCTAAAGAGATTCATACCGTTGGTAATGATGAAGACGACAGAAGTGCTATTATGTATTTCAAAAAACCTGACCTATCTAATGAGTATTATGGTTTACCTGACTATTACTCTGCAATTAATTGGATAGAGGCGGATGCTAAGTCAGGAGATTTGCAATTAAATAACGTTAACGAAGGCTACCAACCTAGTTTAGTAATTAAGTTTTATAAGAAACCAAGTTCGCCAGAGCAAGAGGATGAAATTGTAAGAAACTTAAATAGACAATATTCTGCTAGTGGAAAAAAGAATAAGGTGCTAGTAATGTTTAGTAATAGTAAGGAAGATGCTCCTGACGTTGACCCATTGAAAATTGAAAACTTTGACGATAAATTAATTACTTTATCTGAGCAATGTGTTCAACAAATATTAACGGTTAATAGAATTACTTCTCCTAGCTTATTAGGTATTCCTGTGCCTAGTGGTTTAGCGGGTGGCGGTACAGAAATGGAAAGTGCCTATAAGATATTCGATGGCGTTGTGGTTACACCTGAACAGATTTGGATAGAGAAAAATTTACAAAAGGCACTATACAGAATGGGTATTCACGTGCAACCAAAAATTATTAAACTTAATCCACTAGAGTAATGGCAATCATTAAAGCGACATTTATAAACGAAACTTTTTTACAACAATATACGCCAATAAGTGCTAACGTTGATATTAAGTTAATCGTTCCTTTCATTATAACTGCACAGGATAAATACGCACAGCATGTTTTCGGAAGTGAATTTTACGAAAGATTAATGAGTGGTATAAGTGCAGGAAATTTGACTGCAAAAGAAACGGAACTTTTGCAATTATCTCAACCCGCTATAGCTTGGCTTACCTTAGTAGAAGCTATTCCATTTATCAATGTAGGAATAAGAAATAAAGGTATATTGAAAGGTACTAGCGACACTACCGAACCTGCATCGTTCAAAGAGGTGGGCGATTTAAAACAATCTTGTATGGATAACTATGAGCATTATATGCAACGTGTTCAAGAGTGGTTATGCCTATCGGATAACAATAGTACGTTTACACTTTATAATAATCCTACTCGTAATATGTACCCTGACCATGGAGACGTTTACACTAGTGATATTTATACCGGTCAAAACAGAACAGAAAAAAGTATTCAGAATTTTTTTAGAAGTATGTAATATGTGTGATGCATTAAAAAAATATAAAGAAGCGAGATTACAGGCGGATGCCGATATTATTTTAGATTTCCTATCTAGGACAGGAATACCTAAAGACTCGGTAAAAGAGCATGAGGTAGAATATATTGAGTTAGCTAAAAAAGTAGATACCTTACAAGCCTATTACTATTACAAAGGTGCTTTTGATTCTAAGACTAGACCATTCTGTAAACGAGTTTTGGAGTTAAATAAATACTGGGGAGAAACTGACTTATTAATGATTTCTGAGCGTTTAGGCTATTCAGTATTTTTATTTCAGGGTGGCTTTAATTGTCGCCACATTTGGCAAAAGGCTAGAATAAGCAGAAAGCAATTAGAGGCGGGTACTATTATACCTGACCAACCTAAGACTATTCAAATATGGAGTGCCGCTAATCGCCAACAAAAAGGATTAGGTAAATATTTCCCTCTAGCTTAAATTAAGTCTTTTCTGAGGCTTTTGAGCATCCTCCTAATACAACTGCCACATTGAGTATATTCTTGATTAGGATTGAATCTAAACCGATATAGACGTACTAATTCCTGTATCTGTTGGTGGGTAAACTTATTACTAGTTACTCCATCAAAGAATAGTTTAACGTCTTCGTAATACTTTTTATCGCTCATAGCTGATGTATTTAGAAATGATTTCCGAAAGTATTGCCGAAATAACTGCACAGAATATCGAGCCAGTATAAATAAGGCAACTCCAAAAAGCGAAGCATAAAGAACAGTAAAAAACATACTTAAACATTGAGTAAAGAAAGTTAGTAGTTTCAGAGGTAAAGATTAAATCTTTAATTTGGTCTGAGATGTCTGTTTCCGCAACAATATATCCGATACAGGAAAACGCGACGATGGTGAACAAGATTGATTCCATTGGTTAATTATTAATAGTTTTAAATCGTTTACTAAATTGTTTACTGAGGCTTTGGGAATGTTTATCCTAATAGCTATTTGACCGAGTGAGAGTTTTTCGTTAATGTACAAGTCATATAGACGTTTGAAATGTGGCGGTAGGTTGCTTTCAATTTCCCTAACTACCTTAATTTTTTCAGCGTTAAAGTCACCGTAAAACTTAATCATATCTAAATCCTCATCACAATTCTCGGTACAGTCAGCCATTATATCTATAAAATCATTTTCGCTCTCTTGGTGTATAGGTGTAGTATATTGGTTAGTCAGTTTCATTTGTTGCCAAAATTTGCCTCCTTGCTTCCAACGGTAATTATCTTTTAAAAACCGAGCAAATAACCATTTATAATCTTCAAGTTCTAAACCTTCGTACTTCTTTGCCTCTATAATCTCGATAGTTACAAAACTTAAAAGGTCATATTTTAATTCAGAAGAGTTCGAGTCTGTTGCAGTTATGTTACTGGCTACTGATAGCAACCATTTATGATTCTGATTAACAAAATTGTTTATTGTCATATTTAAAACGAAAACCAAAGATAGTACATTTAAATCAATGGCAACCTACTCATTAAATCAATTAATAAAAATCTTTAGTGATTTTGCAGATTCGCACTTACAAATTAACTCATTTGGATTTGGCGAAGTTTACGAGGCTAATGGCAACCCAAAGGTAACAGGGAATACGCCTACTCTGTGGATATTTCCCACTCAGGCAACTCCTTTAGAAAATACCACTATATACTCATTCGATGTACGTTGTTGGGATTTGGTAACTAAGGGCGAAGAGAATGAGAACGATGTGCTTTCAGATTGTCAGCAAACGCTATTTGATTTTATACAATTCATAAAGCATAACGAAATTTTCGATATTAATCTTTCAGGCGATCCCTCAATGACACCGTTCACAGAGCAATTAGCAGACGATGTAACAGGGTGGGAGTGTTCGATAGATATAGAGGTTAATTCAATCAATAGCGATTGTATGATTCCGATGGGTAAGATTACTCCATTCCCTAATCCTTTGAATTGTGAGCCTGTAATTGTTACCGATAATGGCAATGAAATTACTTTAGATGCAGGAGATACTTACACTTGTTCAGGCGGTGGAGCGGGTGAAGTGGATATATTAATTAATGGCTCGGCGTGGGGTACTTTTACTGCGCCAGATACGGAGGATATTCCTGTAAAAAATACGGCGGGAACTAATCTAGGTAGTAAGGTAGGTGCTAATTGGCAAATTGCGAATATTACATTAACTCAACCTAATGGTAGCAATGAAAGTAAAGTGGCAGGAATAAATTTAGCCTGTACTTTGATTTCAGCTTTAGCTACTCAGGATTTGAATGATGACTTAACGCCGACACAGATTAATACTATTCAACGTCAGCAACCAACGAGAACAGGACAAACTACTTCTTATAGAACTGGAGACGATGGTGATTTAGAACTAGGAATTGGTACAAGTTTTTCTGCACTTTCAGATAATAATATATTCGGAACGAATAAACGATTCACAGATGAGTTAGGAACTGAAGTTTACACGAATAAATTAGTACTTGACCATTTGACTGGCTTGATGTGGTATGCTAATCCAACGATTTCATCCAATTGGAATACTGCTATTGATGGTGCTGAGGCATCTACTCAGGGTGGTTTTAGTGATTGGTTTATTCCTAACATAAATCAATTAATTACTATTTGTAATTTCTCAATAGCGACAAACTCGTCATTAAATTATTCGCCATTCAATATAATAGTTACAGGCACAACGGATAGAATTTGGACTTCTACAACGGTTGCCAACTCAACTACCAATGCTTTCGGATTATTTACGAATGGCGGTTTCTCTAACATTGGAAAAACAACTGCTCAATCTTATATTATTTGTCGCAAGTTTATTCCTTCAGATTTCGGACTATAAAAAAAATAAAATATGAATTATAAATTCCCAGATTTCAAAGTAGAAATAGTTAATCCAACTATAACCGTTGTTAATGTTTCCGATAGTATTCAAGATAAATTTTGCATGGTTTCAATTCTATTAGTAGATGAAGCGGGAACAAAATTTGGTTTTACATTTCCTAACTTTTTTACCTATGTAGATAGTTGGGAGGATAGTGATATTGATGCTTGGGTGAGTAAAGAATTAATCCAATACGAATACGTAATACAATTAAAAAAATGACACATCACACAGATACAACAGGCGATATGCTTAGCGTGATGCTAGGATGGGTTACTGCATTTTTCGGACAGATGGCACTATTCGGAATAGATATGTTAAAGGCCGCTATCTTAGGAGGTGTGGGAGCATTTGCAGGATTAATAGTTAGGCACTTTTGGAAAAAATATTTTACAAAATGAAAACAGGATTCAAAGAGAGATATAGTGATATTTGGAAGGTAGTAAGTGATTCACTAATTACACTAAGTACAACCATTACAGGCTTCGCCATTTATGAGAAAATAGACTGGCTAGGTTATACTTCACTAGGCGCAATGGCACTCGGTAAGATAGGTTTAAATATTGCAGAGTATTACGCTAAAAAAGAAGCGTGATAAGGGCAGCGAAAATCGACAAAAATCAGCCTGAAATAGTACAGGCTTTGAGGTTGCATGGTGCAAAGGTTAGAAGTGTAGCACAGTTAAAAAAAGCATTTGATTTATTAGTTTTCTACGGAGGTAATACTTTTATCGTAGAGGTTAAGGATGGAAATAAACCATTAACAGAGGGCGAATTGGAATTTAAAGAAATGGTCGAAAGTGCAGGAGTAAAATATTGGGTTGTAAGGAATGTTACAGATGCGTTGGAAATGATAGGTAAATAGATTAGATTTGCGAAACAATAAATAAAACAATATGGCAAAAGTTTCTTTACACGGCGAAATAGCTAGAGAATATTTAAAGAAGTTTCCTAATACGCCATTACTAACATTAGCTAAAAAAATATATAAAGAGCAACCTCTACTTTTTGATTCTGTAGATAGATGTAGAGATATATTAAGATATCACACAGGATTAAAAGGTGCTACTGAAAAAAATAGATTAAAGGATAAATCTTTAGTTAGAGAAAAAACATATAATTATAACCCATTTGACTTACCTGATTCGCATAAAAAAAATACTAATGTTTGGCGATTACCAAAGGCTTATTCTAAGACGTTAATTTTATCAGACTTACATTTCCCTTACCAAGATAACGATGCTATTGTAGGGGCGTTAAAATACGGAAAAGAAAAGGGTATTGATTCCATTTATATCAATGGAGATATGCTAGACTTCTATCAATTATCATTTCACGAAAAAGATCCTAGAAAAACAAGTATAAAAACTGAATTGGAAATGGGTAGAAAGTTCTTTGCTATGCTAAGAAGAGATTTCCCTGAATGTGCTATTTACTTTATTCAGGGTAATCATGAGAATAGAATGGAGCGATATTTAAGAGTGAAAGCACCTGAGTTGCTAGACGTAGAAGAGTTTCGTTTAGATATTCTTTTACGAATGGCAGAGTATGGAGTAGTAGAAGTGCCTTATAGTTCTAAGTGTTATTTTGGTAAATTATTAGTTGAGCATGGAGATAAAATGAAGGGAGCGGGTGGAGTTAATCCTGCTCGTACATTATCATTAAATTTTAAAAGGCCTACATTGTGTGGCCACTTTCATAGAACTTCATCTAGTAATAGCGTTGTTTATGACGATGACAATATTATGTGTTGGTCAACTGGATGCCTTTGTGAATTAGAGCCTAGTTATATGCCTTTAAATAATCATAATCACGGTGCTGCTATTGTAGAGGTTGACCATTCAACAGGTAGATTTAAAGTAGAGAATTTTATTATTATTAATGGAAAGGTTTACTAATGGATTTCTTTGAATTAAATATACTTTACCAAACTCGTAGTTCTTTGTCTGAATTTGACGATGAAGAGGATGACGATGTATTAAAAAAAGTTAGGTTAAATAATGATGGCGGAGAGTTTAAAACTGATATAGGTTTTTTTAATTTAATGGCTGATCCTATTATGCACTTAGAGCCTAGTTATTTACTAACGAAAGACGGTAGTACGAAAAAGTATTTTACGATAGTAGTTTTTGAGAGTGGCAATAGTGTATATGCTATTGGTAAGCCTGAGAGTGTATATAAGAAGCTATGTGATTATATGAATGGTTTAGATGAAAACGAATAACATTAATATATGAAAAAGTCTACATATTATTTTAATTATAGAGATAAGATTTATTACATTAAACTTACGGAAAAAGAAATAAAGGAATTAAATTTACCTTTACATCCTGAGTTTATAAACGATGAACAGTTTGAAAAACTAAGAAAATATTTTAAAAAATGATAAGAGATTCTATTATAGCAATGGCGGAGCAGGAAATGGGTACGCTTGAAAGTCCTCCTGAATCGAATGTCGTTAAATATAATGACTGGTATTATATAGAAGGGCATACCTATTTTAAAAATAGTAAACCGTTTGCGTGGTGTGGCACTTTTGTAAGTTATGTATATCACTTTGCAGGGTGGACACTACCTTATATTGATACTGAAATAGGATTTCATTATGTACCTACATTATACCATAAGGCTAAAGCTAAGAGGTGGGAAACTGATAACCCAATCAAAGGCGATATAGTTATTTTCGATTTCAAACAGGATAAGGTAATTGACCATGTAGGTATATTTCATTCGTGGCTAGAGAAGGGAAAAACATTTACTTGCATTGAAGGAAATACAAGTGCAGGAGAAAAAGGTAGCCAATCCAATGGCGGTGGTGTATTTAAAAGGGTTCGGAATGTTAGGGATGTTATACAATTTGTAAACATATTAGATAACTATAAATTATGAGATTGAAATTTTTTAACGAGAATGATTTGCTGATATTAGCATTTTGGATTTTAATTACTATTTTATTAATAAGTAGTGTTGGATGTGTAACTGAAAAAAAATGTAACGCTAAATTCCCGCCAGTAGTAGAAACTATCACTAATCACACTACTGAGATAATTAGACGTGATTCGTTAATTCAGGGTGCAAGTGTAACGAATACGATTTATAAAGATTCGATTGTATTAATGCCAGTTAATAAGTGGCACTATATTAAGGACACGAACGGTATTGCTTCTTTACGTTGGTATAAGGATGCCTACGGAAATATTCAGATGCAATGTGATGCAAATAGTAGATTAGTGGAGTTGGTACGTAAAGAAATGAAAACAAAGGATAGCACTAATAGTAAGACAGTTGTAGAGAAAAAGGTAGTGCCATTTTGGGCATTATTAGTTATCGCAATTTTATGCTTGTTATTATTAAAAAAATATATAAATTTGTAATTGTGTTTTGTTTATTTGTTTCACGAGAGCCACTTGAAAAGGTGGCTTTTGTGTTTTTATCGACACCTAAACCGATTTAGGTCTAAATTATTTGCAGGGTTTAAAAACTTGGCTTTACTTTGTCGAAACAAAAACAAAACACTATGACTATTGAACTAGAACTATTCGGCAACCTAACTGTTATGAATGTAGAAGTAACAGGCTATTTCACTCAATATACTCCTGCTACATACTGGGAGCCATCTGAAGGTGGTTACTTCGATATTGAGAAAATTGAACGCAATGGGCGTGATGTTACTAAGCTATTAGATAACTTAAAAGGTAACAAAAGGCTTTTAGACGATATTGCGAATTACATTGAGGAACATTATAACGATTAATAAAAACAAAACAAAACAAAATGCAAAAATCAATTAACAACATTTTTGAAGCTGCTAAAACTGGTGGCTATACAATTAAAGAGATTACCTGTACTAAGTCAGGGTGTAAGGTATGGATAGAACGTGATTATCTATTTATGGAGTGCTACTTTGACTTAACAAAAAATGAGTTTAAGCATCATTATTTATCAACGATGGATGATAAATTTATTTTGGCAAAAGGAATCAATTTTTCTAAATAATTATTAAATTTGTAAAACAATTAAAAACAAAACACTATGAAATTCGAAATCATTAAAGAAATTAAGTTAGACGGTACTACTTACTATTCTATCTACACTACCGATTCAAATGGATTAACTAATTATCACAAGCTATTCTCAGAGGAGCAAGAGGCTTATGATTATATGAAGTTCCTAATCGAAAACCACGAGCAAAAAGGTTATCCAAAACAAGAGGTTATTTTTTCACAAACTTTTTAATTAATTAATTTATGAGCTACGAACACAAAGAAAATTCGGGAAGTATTTTCCCTAATCAAAAGAAAACAAGCGATAACCAACCTGACTTCAAAGGTCAGGTTAACGTCGAGGGTAAACTATTTGATATTGCGATATGGAATAAAGGTAAGTTCCAATCTATAAAGATTTCTCCTCCATTTAAAAAGGATGAAACTAAAGCGGGTGCATATACTGAGCAAGTAAAAAAACAACAGTTTATTGATACTCATTCTGAATTTAGAGTTGATTCTCATGATGACTTACCATTTTAAAAACAAACAAAACAAAACACAATGGACAAAAAAGAAACACTAAAAAAGCTATTCCTAGAGAATGGACTTGAAAAAGAGGATGTATTTAAATCGCCTCAGGGTTATGTGATAATAACCCGCTCAGGTATTGAGAAAATCCAGTATAAGAATAAGATTAACATTTCTTTTACTTCTGAGAAATTAGAAAAAGATTTTGTAGTAGTTAAAGCTATTGGTAAAAAAGAATCGATATCTATTGAAACCTATGGCGAGGCATCACCTGAGAACTGTAAGAATAAGTACATAGTATCAATGGCTGAAAAAAGAGCCTTATCGAGATGTGTTCTAAAGATGGTAGGTTTTTATCAACTTGGAGTCTTTGGCGAAGATGAGGCAGATGCTTTCACTAGAACTAATGAGCCAGTAGATGGAATGGATTGATGAGTTACTAGACGATTCGCCTAAGCCTGAGTTAATCGGTGTATGGTTTGAATCTATGATTGAGGGAATGATTGAATGTGCCTCGATAGACGAGAGATTGAGGCACTCACTCATAATTGAGTTAAGGGATGGGTTAACTTGGCAAAGGGCAAATGAGATAAAAAGATTTTTAGAAGACTACCAACCTGACCCAATCACTCAGGGTAGTAAATATACATTAAGTGATATAACTAGAAAACTAAAGCAAATAGTAAATGAACAAAGATAGATTTTACCAAATATTCTACGATTATAAAAAAAGGGAATGTACTACTAGAGACCTTAAAGAATTACTAGAGTCGTATATTTATGACCGTTCCGGTAAATCTATTAGCATTAATTCACTATCAATGATACACCAGTCAGAAATTACTAATAGTATGTTACAATATGCCTTTGACTATTATCACGAAAAATTTAGCGAATGAAACTTGAAAGCATAATACCTGAGATAAAAAAAATAATCATTGATTCTAATAAGACGAATGATATTGACAAGCTAATAGGTTATAATCTACGAATGGCGGGGTATTCATTTTATCTAGGCGAATATGTTAATGACTGTTATCGTACTTCATTAGATTGTTACAACCTTCGTAAAGAATTTGAGGCTAATTACATTGTTACTGGTGAAGGTGGGGTAAGTAGGTTACAAGCTGAGAGCATAGTTAAATCAAAAGAATATAGGCTTAATGAGGTAGATAGTGAGGTAATGTATAATAGACTTAAAGGCTATCAGAATAACATCGACCAGTTCATACAGGCGAATACTCAGAAAATTGCACATCTCAGAAAAGAATTTGAAAATAGTAAAAAATAAACTATGCTAACAATAACAAACGAAGACAATATGCTTTTAATGGCACGTTATCCTGACAAGTATTTTGATTTGGCTATTGTTGACCCGCCTTATGGGATTGAACGAGGCGGACAAACTGAAACTTTTACTAAAAACCCAAAACACAAACGCAAAGCACACAAGCAAAAAAACTGGGATAATGAAATACCGAATGCTGAATATTTTAAAGAGTTGTTTCGGGTTAGTAAAAATCAGATTATTTGGGGTGCGAATTATTTCGTTGAACATTTAGACAAAGGAACAATGGGCTGGATATTTTGGTATAAAGGGCAAGAAGGATTAAGTATGAGTGATGGCGAAATTGCATTTAGTAGCTTTCAACGGGCAACAAGAATGATAAACCTAAACAGAGGATTAATTGCTCAAAAAGGCGGAAGCATACACCCGACACAAAAGCCCGTTGAACTTTATAGAAGATTACTAAATGACTATTCAAAAAAAGGCGAACGAATACTTGATACACATTTAGGAAGCGGAAGTATTGCCCTTGCTTGTTACGATATGGGAAACGAATTAACCGCTTGTGAATTGGATAAAGAATATTTTGATAAGGCTATGCAGAGAATTAAAGACCACATTTCACAACAAAAACTTTTTTAAAATAAATTTTGTAAATTAAATAATTATACTTAACATTGCACCATCCTAAACGAACATAAGGATTATGATTAAAAATTCACATTTAAAATACGCCCCGAATTAGACTAGGTCTTGTATCCCAAATGCAAGTGTTCGACTATTCTAACAAGGGGCTTCCTTATTTTATGATACAAAAAATATTTACAGATGATTCTAGTCAATTAGAATTAAAATTAAGTGTTTTTATGAACACTCAAAACAGGTGTGCTATTGTTATTGAAGGTCAAGAAGACCATGAATACGGAATAGTAACAATTAATGAAGACGAATTAACTGAATTAATTAATGAGTTAAAATTAATTAGAAAACAAATTTGTTCAACTTTATGAGTGGTTGGATTAAATTACATCGTTCAATTCAGAATAACTGGTTGTTCACAGAAAAAAGAAAGTTTTCTAAATTGGAGGCTTGGATAGATATTATACTAACTTGCAATCATTCAGATAATAAGGTAATGATTAAAGGTAAGTTATATGATGTTAAAAGAGGTCAAAGCATATTATCTTTAGATAGTTGGTCTAAAAGATGGGATTGGGATAAGTCAAGTGTCAGAAGGTATTTTAGCACTTTACAGAAAGAGGCAATGATTGTATATACAAGTGATAATATTACGACACACTTAACAGTCTGTAAATACGAAGATTATCAAGGTACTTGCAACACAGATGAAACACCAACGAAACACAAACGAACTTCAAACGACACCAATCTAAGAATGAAAGAAGGAAAAGAAGAAGAAGTAAAGCCTAAAAAAATATTTTTTAAGGATTCTTCAATATTCGATATTATTAAATTTAAAGAACAGTTTAAAGATTGGAATAATGAAAAAGTTAAATATTATCACGATTCTTTAAACACTTGGTCAAACGAGGGGAATAAAAAAATAGATTGGGTTGCTACGGCTAGGACTTGGGCTAGTAGAGATGAAAAGGCAGGTAAAATAAAGTTCGATGTTAAAAAACCAACGATTAGTATTAATAATCAATTTTCATTAATGAGATAAAATAAAAAATTAAGATAAAACTTCTGGGCGGAGTTATAAAACCCATAAAAATAAAATGAATAATTTAAAAACAGAACCAATGGTGAAGCACAGTAGCCAAGTTCACACAACAACAGATTACTATCTATTTAAGTCAATAGATGGCAATAGAAACAAAAACTTGTTACACATCAACAGGTTAAAAAAATCAATGTCAGATAATTATTTATTTA